CCCGGCCTCCTCGTTTTGACGGTCAGCTGGCCGACCCGGACGAGCGGATATCGGAAGTTGTTGATGTAGTACTGCGCGAACTTTTTCGTTTCCGCCAGCGCTGTCGTGGGGCCGCTGCCGCCGAGGGTGGCGAGGTTCTCCGCCGACCAGGTACGTAAGCCTTTGCTGGCGAAACCGGTGGCGTCCTGTACGTACTGGCCGTTCAGGTCGGCATCGTTGATGTTCTGCGGCGTCGCAAGGGCGCTGGTGTACAGCAGCGTGTCGTCGATGAACGCGTCCAACGGCGGCGACACCCGGACAATGTTGGTGGGGTCGGCCGCGTTCGCGGCGTCGTCACCCAAGGCAAAGCGTTTGATGCCGTAGTGGGCGTCGAGCGGGTTGAAGCGGGCGTAGCGGCCGTGAAACACCAGCGAGCCGGCGGCGACGACGGTTGTGCCGTCGACGGTGTGTTCGGGGCCGCTGACGTAGACGTTCGCGATGTCCGGCCACTCCGCGTCGCAGGCGTCGGTGATCACTTGCAGCACCGTCGACCGCGGCGCATACACAGTTTTCTGCAACGACACGTTGCCGGTGAAGATCGATGTGAGAGTGAGCGGCCAGCCCATCTGCGACAGCACCTTCTCGATCCTGGTTTGCACCGCGTCCAGGTTGGTGTCCTGGTTGAACACGATGTTGCCGTCGACGAAGTCGTCACCCCAGAGCGTGTACGCGTTCGTTTGCATCTCCACCGCGGCGAAGATCGCCATCGCGTCGACCAGCTCGAGCGTGACGTTCGCGAACTGTTCGGTCTGGTACGGCGACCACTGGATCCTCGAGATGAAGCCGCGAAACAACGTCGACCAGGACGAGTCGACCGGGTTCTGCAGCTCGATCTTCGCCTGCACCAACGGCCCCATCGGCTGGCCGCCGTCCAGGCGGCCGAAGAAATGGCCGCTGGTGTTGGTGGGGTCGAAGTCGCCGGTTTTGTCGACGAGCTCGACGGTGGCGGTGCCGGTACCTGTCCGTGACATCTCGTTCTGGCGGCCACGGTCGATCGACCAGGAGCGGACGTTGTAGTTGAGGTCGATGCGTTCCCAGGTGGGCGACGCCGCCATTGCGTAGTCGGCGGGGGCGAGGCTGATCCCGGCCATCTAGCGGGGGCCGGCGGCTCCCGCTGTGGGGCCGCGCTGCTGCTTCGTGGTGTGGCGGCCGTGGCGTTGGATAATCGCGACGACCTTGCGGGCGACGGCTTCGGGGCTGTCGGTGCCGTGGATGTTGATCGTGATCGTGTTGCCGAGGCTGAACGTCTGGCCGCCATGAGCTCCACGCGCCAGCCTGGGTGTCGCTGACTCGAGCGCTGCCCGGTAGATCGCGAACCGTGCGTCGTGGACGTTCCGTAACGCCTGCTTGATCCCTTCCGGGCCGCCGATCTGCTGCGCCAGTTTCAGCTGCTGCATCGCGTCGTCGAACGCGCGTTTGTTCTGGATGCGTTGTTCGCGTTCGTCGAGGCGACCGAGCACCGCCTGCTTGATCGCGTCCGCCCGGTCTTTCAACGCCTGGTTCTGCTGTTTCATCTCGTCGGTGATCTGGCCCTGAACGCTTTTCTCTTCGCGGAGGATCTGCACCAACTTGTCCTGCAGCGTCAAACGTCGGGTGGCGTCATGGGTGATCGACAACCTCGCGGTGACTTCGCTGTAGATCACCTTCAGCTGCGCCAACTGGTTCTTCAGTGACAGGTCTTGGACACGGTCGAGTTGCCTGCCAATCAGGTTGTCGAACCAGGTGTTGCGCCGTTGCGCCCGCTGATCCGCCGACACATGGAACCCTGGCGTCTTCGCCATGGTCGGGTCGGTGATCGGATGGTGTTTCAGCCAGTTCTTCCACCACTTGTCGAAATCGTCGGTGTAAGCCTTGCTGTGTGTCTTACCGGCCTTCGCCGCCCTGGCCGCCGCATCGGTGTACTGCTTGTACAGATAGCCCTGGTCGAGCGTCAGGCTGTCTTTGAGGTCGCGGGCCCACTTGCCGAGCTTGCCGGGGAGATGCGAGAAGGGCTCGATGATCGCTTTGAACGTCGCGTCGGCTACGTACTGCATCCACGCCCAGAACTCGCCGAACCACGCCTTCACCTTCTCCCAGTGCGTGATGACGTAGGAGGCTGCGACACCGGCGGCGACCGCGAACGCACCCCATCCAGTCGAGATCAACGCGGCCTGCCACGCCTTCTCGGTGATGCCTGCGGCGACGATGTTGGCGGTAGACACCGCGATCGCCGACGCGATCCCGGCTGCCTTGAAGCCCGCCCAGGCGCCGATCAGCACCGTCAGTGTGTTGCCGACACCGCCGAGTATCCCGATGAGCTCTTGGAACCCACGAATCAAAGGGCGCAGCAGCCGCCACACACCCTCGAGAGCGTTCGCGAGGCCGTGCGCGAACCGGGCGGCGTACTGCTGCAGTTGGCCCGACCGGTTGAGCTGCTGCAGCCAGGCTGCGCCGGCGTCGAGGTACCGGTTGATTACCGGCAGCAGGGCGTTACCGATGATCTCTTTGGTGTCGTGCAGGGTGGAGGCAAACCGTTCGGCTGCGGTGGTGTTCGCGGCCGCCTGGCCGCGCATCTTCGCGATCGCGTCCTGGATCAGGGTGATCCCGTGGGCGGCTTTCGGCAGCCCGGGCACCAGCCGGCGCAGCTGCGACTCCTGGCCGCCGAACACCTTCGCGACCGCGGTTGCCGCCTGCGCGAGCGACCGGTTCGAGCCGCGGGCGATGTCCGCCACCCCCGTCTGCAGACGAAGCGCCTTGGTGATGTTGCCGGTGCCGCGTTCGAGGACGGTGAGCGACTGGATCACCTCGTCGTTGTCGAATCCGAACTTGGCGTAGCTGTTCGCGGCTTTCTCGACGGCGTCGCGGTTCTTCAGGAAGTTCTCACCCGACGCGGCCATCTGCACGGCGAGCGACCGTTGCGCGACACCGGCTTCGCGTGCGGCGTCGACGGAGTCGCGGAGGAACCTGGATACGCCGGCGAACGCGATGAACCCGCCCGACGCGAACGCCAACGAGCGGCCGAAGCTACGCATGATCCCGGTGCCGGAGATGGTGCCACGCAGCGCGTGCGTTATCTCTCTGTCGAACTTCTTCGTCGACGCCGTCGCTTCTTTCAACCCCCGGTTGAGTTTGCGGGGGTAGGCGACGACCTCGATGATCAGCTGCGGCATCTCAGCTGTCTTTCACGTAGTCGGCCATCGCGACGTAGCCACCCAACGACCAGTATCCGAGGCTCAACTGTTCCAGCGTGAGCCCCGGGTAGTGGTGGGCGAGCCACGGTGTGTACATCAGGTCGGGGCTACGAACGATGTCGGAGAGGGTGTAAACGCCGGTGGGGTCGACGAGGGCGAGGAACCGTTGCTCTGTGAGTTCGACTGCTCTTCGGTCGCCGGCGTTTCGGACGGGGGGCTCGGCCCGTCCTCCTGCTGGTCGGGGTTGACGAAGTCGAGATCCTCGGACAGCGACAGCTCGGTGACGAGCCGGTAGATGCGCTCAACCGGCCACGTCGGGTTGCCGTGACGCAACGACGTGGCGACCAACGCCAGCAGAATGCTCCCACGGTCGGGTTGGTCCTCCAACGCTTCGAAGAACTCGCTGATCGACAGGCCCGTCAGCCGGTCGATCAGCATCAGGTCTTTCCCGGTGTCGCCGGCGTGCCACGGGTAGAACCTGTTCTGGTATTCGAATCCGTTCTCTTGTGCGTTCACGGCTTCACCTTTCCGGCCTTGTTGAACCGTTCGGCGACGAAGTCCAACACGTGCTCGAACCGTTGCTCGATCTCGTTCTCATGCCGTTTCAACGCGGGCTCCATCGCGCGTTCCATCATCAGCGGCGCGAACTTCTTGCGGCGTTTCGGCCCTTTGCCGCGCACGCCTTTCTGTTTCGGCGCGACGTAGATGAGCGTTTGCGTGACGCCGATACGCATCCGCCACCACTCGACCTTCCCGAGCCTGGTGCGCGGGATGTTCTGCCGCGTCAACGTTTCCGCGTCGGAGCTGATCGGCTTGGCGACTTCGCGTTCCGCCTTGCGCAACCCGAGCCGGGTTTCCTTGTCGGCCTTGGACAGCAGGTAGTTGACTTCGGCGAGACCTTGAACGTAACCCGGCATGAAGCTAGCTGGTGCCCCATGTGAACCCGGCGGGGCCGGACGGCTTAAACGTCGCGGTGATCTCGCCGCGGTTGTTCAGTTGGCCTGCCAGTCCGTTGTATTCGTACAGCTGCGCGGTGCCGCCGAACGTCGGGTTCGCCGCTGACGTGCCGGCGGTGCTGTCGGGCTGGACGAGGATCGCGAACGCCGACCCGGATGTGTAGAGCGGCTGCAGCACCTGGTGCGGCTCCGACGTTCCGAACCCCTGCAGGAACTGCACCGTGATCGTCTGATCCCTCGCGCCGGGGAGGTATTCGACGACGCCTCCGAAGCCTGATACGTCCTCTTGAGCTTTGGTGTCGGGGGTGTCGAGGCTGAACGCGTACTTGCTTAGGTCAACGTTGTTGACAAGCACTTTCGCCATCTTCAGGAGGTACTTGGCCATCACATGACCCTTTCTGCGGCGACGAGGGCCGCTGTTTGGCTGGCGCTCAGCCAGCAGTGCCCCGGATGCACGCCCGGGTGCGGATGCGGGATGTGCTCGACCCCGTAACCCCAGTCGGCCAGCAGCTGCTGGCAGACCGCGAGGTTGTCGAGGTTGTGGATCTCGACCAACAGGGCCGGCTGGTGCCGTTTGATCGTCTGTTTCGCGCCGGCGAGGACGTCGACTTCGGCGCCTTCGACGTCGATCTTGATGAAGTCGACGTCGATGAGTCCGTTGGTGGGGTAGCCGAGGAGGTCGAGGGCGGTCGCCGGCACCAGAACGTCGCTGTCGGTGTGGCCGCGCAGAAGCTGGCTGTCGGCGGGGCCGTGCACGTCGGGGTAGATCGAGGCGTGTTCCGGGCGGGGGTACAGGCTCAGCGTCAGCACGGCCGGGTGCCGGTAGACCGCCAGCTCGAGCACGCGGACGTTGCTGTGGCCGTTGGCGCGTTGGCGGAGGGTGGGTGTGATCTGCGGGTTCGGATCGAACGCGTGTACCTGGTCGAACCGGTCGGCGAGCAGGACGGTGAATAACCCTTCGTTGGCGCCGACGTCGAGGGCGAGCTGGCCGCCGGCGGGGACAAGGTGGAGCAGCCACGACTCGGCCTCGCTCACGCCGCCACCCGTTCCCTGTCGAGCAGTTGGGCGAGGGCGGGCTTCCAATACCGCTCCGTGACCGTGTCGGCGTCATAGGCCGCCGTGAACGCGACAGCCCTGTCCCTGAGTCGTTCGTCGCCTTGCGCTTCGTAGGCGTCGTCCAACGCGTCGACGATGGAGCCGACGGACGGGTTGATGAACCACGACTGCTGCGCGTAGTCGAGCCAGGGGTCGCCGTCGACGAGCCAGCCGGCGCCGCACAGCTCCGTCATCGCCGAGTGATCGCTGACGATGACGGGGACCCCGCAGGCTTGCGCCTCGAGGATCGGGAGCCCGAACCCTTCGCCCATCGACGGGTTCAGCAACACGTCGAACGCCTGGTAGGTGCAGGCGACGACCTCGCGGGGGATGCCGAGCTCGATGCTGGCCGGGTCGGGGTACTTGATGCGGCCGGCGGGGCAACGGCACAGGTCGGCGACGACGTTGAGGTCCATGCCGACGCCTTGCGGCGCGAAGTCGGTGTGCATGTACAGCCAGGCGTCGTCGTGGGTGCGGGCGAACTCCGTGAACGCCAACATGGCCTGCGGGAAACTCTTGCGTGGCAGATGCGGGGCGGATGTGTTGGCGGCGACCATCCCGACGACGAACGCGTCCTGCGGCAACCCCAACCCGTCCCTGACCTGGGCACGGATTTCAGGCATCGGCCGGAACACGTCGGTGTCGACGCCGTGCGGTACGTAGAGCGGCTCGAGCCCTTCGGCCTGCATCATCTGTTCGCCGAACCGGGACATGGCGATCGGGGTGACCCGCCGGTTGGCGAGCACCTCATGCACCTTCGGCGGCAGCGGGTAATGGTCGACGGGCGCCCACAACCCGATCTGCAGTTCGTCCGGCCACATGTCGGGTTTGACGACCCAGGCGTCGAACAGCCCGAGCACCTGATCCACCTGTAACGCGTCGACGTAGGGGGGGAGGTTGCGGGTGCCGAACAGGCCGTCGCACGGGTAGCAGGGGATGCCGTGCCAGTTCGTGACCTGGCCGTGCAGCCCCCAGTTGCACAACACCGCGACTTCGTGGCCGAGGTCTCTGATCCGCGGCACAAACAACGCCGTCTGCTCGCCGTACCCCGACGGCAGCCACGGCGGGTTCCCCAACCACAGGATGCGGCTCACAGCTCGCACCTCAAACGCCACTCGCAGCCGAGCAGGCTGTTCCCGGGCACGTCCTCGTAGATGCGGTGCCCGGTCGGTTGCTCGAGCAGGCTGTCGTCGACGGCGCCGCCGAACGTGCGGTCAGAAGCGACGGCGGCGGACATGGACGCGCCGCCCTGCCGGTCGAGCAGATCGAGCAGGAGGTCTTGGCCGGTGTCTTCGTCGTTGATCGCCACCCTGGCCCGCAGCGTCCAGATCACCTCGCGGGAGGTGATGCCCATGCCGGTTGCTTCCTGTGACGGGTCGGCCGGGTAGATGTCGACACACGGTGGTGTTGCGTTGAACCAGCGTCGCGCGACCACCTGGAGCTCGCCGTACGGCAGCCCGGTGAGATGGGTGCGGATCTGGTTGCAGATCGCGTCCGGGATGTCACGCAACGCGGCGGTCATCCGACCCCGAACGACTGCTTCAACGGCAACAGGCGGAGGTGGTGCCGATACCAGGTGTCGCGGGCGGCGAACACGGGGAGTGTGTCCGGGCCGGCTGGTATGGCGCCGTACGGGTCGGTGCGCCACAACTCGACGGCGCGTTTCAGGTTGACGTCGACGACGATGTCCGGGGGCGGCGTCGGGGCAGGGTTCGCGCTGGTATAGCCGAGCTCCCAGTCGATCTCCTCTGCCGCCGCCGCCAACACCCGGTTCATCGCCTGTGTTTGCGCGGCCGTCGGCGCGGTGATCCCCAACACCCTCTGTAGCTCGGTGATGTCCACATACGCCAACGCTGCGCCCTCCTTCGGTTTATCCGCGGTGCTGGTCGATCGCCGTCCGGATCTCCTCTTTGGTCATGTTCGCGTTCATCGGCGAGATACCGAGCTGCTGCCCGTACGCCAACAGTTCGTCCTTCGTCATGGCGTCGAGATCCGGGCCACCCTCCGCCGGCT